TTGCCTCTTCGGCCAATGCGGCAACGGATGCAGCCGGGCCTTCACGTCCAAGCGCAACATAATCAAGCTCGGTAACAGACCCGGAGTTTGATGATATGTCCAACCGGATTGCGACGATAGTGCCGCCAGTCCATAGGGTATCCGCAGAAAAATCCCACGTTACCGTCGCCAGGTCCGACACCCAGGTTGGTTCGCCGGCGACAACAGATCGGGCAGCATCCCATGTAGAATCGCCGCTCCGCTTGTAGAAACAGCGCCCTTCCCAGGTGGGTGCGCCAGTGCGGCGAATGCGCGCCTTAACCGAAGCGTATTTACTCCCTTGCACACTCACGGCTGGCGAAAGGTACTGTGGATCAGCAGCGGTAGCAGTGAGTTTGGCCCAGCCGGCGTTAAGCGACAGCGTCCCGTTTACCGAGGTCCAACTATCGAGCGCATCATCGAAATACCACACATCCGCCGAGTCGAACCCCCCGCCGATACCCGCCGACAACAAACTGATCTGCTGCGCCAGGGCATTGTCCTGATTTGCGCGGGCAATGCGCTCATCGTACAGCATCCCCGAGGACAACGTGTTTAATGTCAAACCCGATGGGTCATTCGCCCCGGTCAAGGCGGCGGATAGTGTTTGTCTCGCGGCCACCTCGGTGGCATCCGCTGTTGAACGCGCGCTGCGCTCATCGAATAACAACCCAGACGATAGCGTAGCAAGCGTCAGCCCTGATGGGTCTGCACTGCCCGTTACTTTAGTGGCAAGCGCCTCTCTACTCGCCACCTCCGACGAATCCGCAGTGCTCCGGGCTTCCCGCTCATCAAACAACAACCCGGAACTGAGTTGGGCCAGGTCGGTCCCAGAGTACCCGCCGCGAACCTGAGTGGCCAACGCAGCGCGCGCGGCAACCTCGGTGCTGTCAGCGTTACTTCTCGCCGTCCGCTCCTCAAACAACAGTCCAGTGGTGACAAAATTGATGTCCGCGCCGGTGTAGTCGCCCCGGAGTTGTGTTTCGAGATTCGTTCGCGCAGTGGCTTCCGCGCTATCCGCGTTTTCGCGCGTCGTTGCCTCGTTGTTAATAGCTGCAGTGCGTGAAGCTGCTTCGGCGTCAATTGCCGCGACACGCGCAGATACCTCATTGTTTATCGCAGTAATGCGGTTATTCGTTTCAACCAGGATTGCCGCTGTTCTGTCGTTAACCTCTTGCTGCAACGCAGCCGCGCGCAGGTCTGCTTCTTGCTGCAACGCAGCCGCGCGCAGGTCTGCTTCGGCCTTAACTCTTGCAGCCACAGACTGCGCCAAGGTATCAGGGCCGTCGATCAGGTCAATGCGGCTATTCAGCGCTGCGCTTAGTTCAGACTCCGACAACGAATCGGTTAACTGCTCCAACAAATAGGCCACATCCGGCGCAGTCTGCCCGAGAGTGCCTGCGGTTGCGTTCAGTGGGCCAATATCATCATTGGCGTTTACAAATCGCACCCAATAATACTTTTGCGCATCAGAGCCAACCGCGTCTGTGTAGATAACGCCATGCGAAATCCCGATCATCGACGCATTGCTGAAATTATCTGTATCAGAGCGCCAGATTTGAGTCAGTACATGACAGTTTGCCGATCCGTAGTTGATGCCGTCCCATTCCAGCACAATACTGGTCATTGCGCCTGTTGCGGTAAGACCAACCGGCGCAGGAGGTGGGAAACACCCGCTCATCGTTGTTGCTGCTGTCACAGCCCCTGATGAGTTAACCGAGTGGCTACCCGAGTTGATTAGATCCTGCCGAGTAACAACCGGATTATTGCCATCAAACGCCTCTCTCACTCGGTCAAGAAACCGCCTGATATCTGGCGACAATTTTGATGTGATTGATGGGAACCTTCCGCGCTTAGACATTGCTTATCTCGTCCATTGATTCAGCCAGGTAGACGCCGTAAACCTCAGCAGTTCCAGATAGTTCAATTTCCCAATCTTTGCTATCGACAGCCGGCAGTCGCTTAATCTCTCCGTCCGCAACAGGTTCCGTGTGGATCAACGATCCCGCTGCATAAACCTTGAGCGTAACCGGGTAGGTTTCAGCCAATACGCGGAAACAACTAAAACTCTTCTCGTTCTGATGTGTGAATTTCTTTGACCGCCAGGTATAGGTCATATTGCTGCCACCCTCAGCCCATTTCATAACACCACCACCTACGCCTAAATAAAGCGTATCGTTCTTCAGGTCGCTATACCCGGCTGTTGCATAGACATCATGCACAATGAACGCCCCAGACTTCGGGTCAAAGATGAAACCGCCCTGCGTTGTCCCGTTGTCGAAAAACCCGATATACATACCTTCGTATTGGTAGCCATGAATTGATTCAGGCTGAAAATACGTTTGCCACTGGGCTTTATCAAACAAGTTTTCCGTGACAACCCTGGAGCCACCAGGAGCAAGCGCGACCAACCCATCAGGTGATGCATAAAACACAGCGCCGTTCATGCTCAATATCGAGCGCTTCGACACGCAGGCTTGATGCAGGTCGGCATCGATCACCACCATTGAATCCGGGTGACTGCCCTGGATAAAAAACGGCAGGCCTTGGGTCAACACAACGACGGTCGTATCAATCGACCCAAGGCCAACGATTTTGTATTTGACTGATTGGGAATACCCAACAGGGAACGCGAATGGATGGTACGGATCAGAGAAATAGATATCGTTTCCAGTGAATCCAGCAAGTACGCCGCCCGGCAAGCCAATCAACCCTGACAGATCGGCGGGAGGCGGCTGCCATGTCAGCGACGGCATCTCTTCGCCAAGCCCCTCGTATGCCAGGACGGTATCATTGAAGGACAATGTTGCCGCGCTAACCTCCGCCACAAAAAGGAACGAGGCGTCTGCACTTCCTTGCAGCGACCGGTATATCCGTTTCTTTGTGATGTTGAAATTTCCTGATGGCGGAACCGGTAGCGTAACCGTCACTGTTTGCCCAGTCAGAACATCAACCGTCGCGCCAGCCGCGTACGGGGCGGACTCTTCAGACCACGAATTTACCAACGTGTAAGTGTAAACTCTGGTCTCTGTTGTTGCGCCAGTTTCCGGGGCCCCAACCGCCACCACAGACAGGGCCGCAGTCGGCTCCGGTAAGCCCAATTGATACGCTGCAACCGGGTAATTCGTGCCACCCGTTAACGCCAGCGCGTTATCTGTCGCCTTTGGAACGCCATCCCCGGTAAAAAACGTGCGCTCAGATGTGTCACCAGAGATAAAGCCTTTGACCACATCAACATCGGATAACCAGTGAAACCAGTATTGAACATCTGAGTCTACATCCATGCCGAATCGGTACATGGATAATACGTCGCCAACCTTCTCAAAATCATAGCCCGTATCGGCATGGGTTGTCAGCGCGCGCAACGGGCCAACCCAGGCCGGGCAATTCAGAGCAGTTTGCGCCTGGTCATCACGCAGATATCGCGCCGGATTTCTTGGCGCGATCCCTGAAAAGTTGTTGATAGCGATAACGGTCATTCAATTCAACTTTCCGGGATAGGGGCCACGGCGGCATCGGTTGATGTCTTGCTGGAGAGGAACACGCTGAACGCCTGCAGATGCACATTGGCCCGGCTGAGGTTTGATGCGTTCTGCCCGTCCTTCATGAAGGCGCGATACAGGATGAAATCCACCAATGGGTTTACATACACATCATCTAATCTGATTGTGTCAGTGCTGGAACTGGCAGGGTCAAGGTTGCCAACGGTCATTGCGTGAGGCGCTGGCAAGGCCAGATACACAACCTCAACCTCTGCTGCTGATGTCGCCGGCGGATAAACCCAGAACACATTCGGGTCATCCGGGTCGTGCATGTAGTGCTGAATATTCACGGATTGAGTGTGCGTATGCCAATCCGTCTGATGCTTATCCAATACGGCGGAGTCTATCTGTGTGATTGACCCGTTATTCGAGGTGGCTGCTACGTTACGCTTTGCCTTCCGAAACCGTATAGCATCTGGATTAGCTGTCTTTATTTCTTGTCTTGTGCCGGCAGTGCAGGCGTGTGTAACGGTTTTGGTGTTGGCGTCTGGTTTCAGCCCAAGGATTGCGCCATACCCATCATTCAACCAACGCTGAAGCTCCAGGCGCGGCCAGCGTACATTAGCGTCCTTCAGGACATCCTCGACACGCGCAATGATTTCACGAACTTTGGTGGTAGCCATCAGAAGTAATGCCCACGGATTCTGCGCGGCTTTCTGGTTCCGCTTCGGTCGCGCCGAGAGGCGGCATCATCAATCGACCCGCTAAATATCATTGCGTCCTTCGTTTGCTCGTTCTCGTTATTCCACTCGTCGTAGTTCTCTCGCAGCCAGGCGCGCGCACCAGCGGCAATACCATTACGCCAGTCGATATACAGCGCGTCAGGAACGCTTGTGGCGTCATCTGCTGGGCGAACCGATGCTTTAACGGTTAGTGTTTCAACGGCGTCAGGGATATTCCCAAGAACAATTTGATTATCCGCGTCCAGGTAGTAATGCGACGCTTCTCCGCTATTTGTGTCAAAACTCTCGGACTCGAATTCAGCCTCACTGGAGGCGTCAAGAAAATTGGTATCGCGTCGGATATATTCAATTCTGAACGGTGTCAGGTCGGTGATTGATAGCGAATATGCTGACGTGCCGACCGCTGTTGTAATAGTTGTTTTTTTGGTAATCAATCGGGATCGCTTGCAGAAATCGATAGCGGCCTCCCTCACCGCAACCTCAATTAATGGTTGTGGGCAGTCAGGTATCTTTGCCCGGACCAGGCTGACGAACGCGGACAATGCAGCCATTCAATTGATCAACCTTTCTTGCGGCGCGGTCGCCCGCGGCGCGGCGTCGATTTAGCGACAAGCGGCGAGTTCTCACGAGCTTCTTCGCTTGGCCTCAGTTCCGTATCAGACCGGTCATCAAAATCCGACTGGTCTTGCTTGTTCGGGATGCGGTAGCCCTCGGGGATCTGCATGAATCGCGAAATGTGCTGCTTATCAACGACTTCGCAAGTGTAATCATTGCTTTTGTTGAAGGTGTACTTCTCGCCATCAATCTCAGCGGTATGGCCGTTCGCGCGCTTGATGATGCTCTCGATCTTCATGGAATCCTCGACAGGTTATTAAAAAATGGGGCCAGAGAAACCCAGCCCCATTCTAAATAACGGCTTATGCGCCGTGCGCAACTGCGCGATAAGACAGCGACAACTGTGCTGTCCCAGCCGCGCCGGTAGCTGCAGCGGTCGCTACTTTGTAGCCGACAGCAACACCAGTCGAGCCGCCTTGCACCGCAAGCGCGGCCAGGGTCGGCGTCAAACGCGCGGCCCCACCGGCTTGACCTTCGGTAATACTGGCCTCGATAGTGGTATCGAGATCAGTCTCACCAGTATTGATCGTGCCGAATGTGAGCGACAACGCAGGAGCGCCACCACTATCCAGATCATCAAACGCATAGACCGCATCAACCAGGACGCAATCAGCGGGCAGTTCGCCCATGATGATCAAATCACCAGCGCCGAGATCGCCGGCAGCGACTTCGACAGACAGCAGCACATTAAGCACCTCACTGCCGACAGGAGAGGGCATCGGCTGCTTGCCGGTAGCCCATGCAGATTTTGTATTTGCCATGTTTCAAATCTCCGAAAATGAGTGATTAGGTCGGGTCAGCCGCAGCGGTATCGAGCGCGATGACGCCGAAGTCACGCGGAGTTCCGTCGATAGTGAACGAGGACTTTTTCACGCCCAGAATGGAACTGGTAGTGATAACAACCTCATTGCCGCGATCTTCCATTTCCTCGTTCCAGTCGAAGCGCAGGAAAGTGCCTGGTGAGCCAAATGCCACCACGCCAGCCTGGCGACCCATGAACAACGCGCGAGCGGCGGCGATATTGGAACCCGCTCCGTAGTCGCTGAATCGAATCACCCCTTTGTGCTCATGCAGGATGACGTTGTTATGCATTCCGAGACCACCGCGACAGATCGGGCTTTTGCGGCCTTCTGCAGTCGCCAGTGACTTCTGAATATCCAGCCATCCACCAGTGCCGACAGCGGTACGCATGTCGTATGCCTGCCACGGATGCATAACCAGAACGTAATGCGGTTCACCGTCAATCTCTACGGGCTGAATCGCGGGAATTCCAGATGTCCCTCCACCCATTGTCGAGGCGCGAGCTACCGCGCGATCAACCAGAGTCAAGTCCATCTTGTCCTCGGCTTCTACAGTGGCCTTGCTGGTCGGCGCGGTCGTGCCGGCACCGTACAGGAGGTGCTGGGTGTCAGGTGGCGACAGTGCGTTACCAGCATACCCAGTGAAATCCGTGTCCTCGATGTAGTCAGCATTAACGCCACGAGCACCAGCCAGATAGATCATGATGGTTTCATCAAACAGGCGAGACCACCACTCAGACTGGCGAACACGACTGATCTTACGCATGTCGTGAATCGTGCGTTTGCGGGTCATTTTGCCGCCGCCGTTCACGCCGCCGCGCAACTGGTCGATGAACAGGTTGTCAGTATAGAACTGCAGACGCTCTTCCTTTCCGCGCAGGGTTGCATCACCCTGAATCGGCTTCATCTTGAGTTGCATCACCAGGTCATACGAAACATTATCGCCGGCATCAGATTCAAGATCAGGGATGGTTTGCAGTGGGGTCTGGGCTTCTTCGCCCTCGCCCATGAACTTCTTGTTGAAGTAGGATTTCCGGCCAATATCCACGGCCAGAAAGGCGCTGTATCGTTTGACGGCTTTCGCGTCACCGACACCTACGACTGTTTTTGCCATTTTGAGTGCTCCAATTATTTACAGTTAAACAAACAATCAGATTTGCACTCTTGCGCAGGTCTAATATGCGCCCTTTATAACAATGCGACCAGCATTCGCAAAAATGCGACCAGCATTTAGTTACGATTTGTAAAACCCCGGCGCATGTCCGGGGAGTACAAGATCACGGCGGCGTTAGTTGGTAGTGCGCCAACGAGGTGCCCTTTGCTTCTTCCGCTCTTGCTGCAGCGGTTATCGAAGCCACCGACTGCTAGGCTTGTTTCGAGCCTTGATTGATGCCGTTTTTGACAACATCAATCGCGCTCTCTCGGGTTGGAGGGTGAATATCGATGCCGTCTTCAGCATCAATTGACAGCCTGGCCAACTGCCCGGACTTCGATTTAACTGTAACCTTGACGCGCCCCGACCCATTGAAATAGATCGTTTCGCCAACACGCACATCGACATTCAAACCCGACACAAACTACCCCTGCAGGTAACGCCTTTCCGCTTCAGGCCCGAGTTTGGCTAATTCACGCTCCAGCGCAGTACCGCTCAATTTATCCAGATGGGCAAACTCATCCTCTTTGCCAACATCCGCCTGGTCGGCGGCAGGCATATCGCCAAGGTTCGGCGGAATCTCAGCGGTCTTGGCCTTCTTGCCGGGCTTCGACTTGCTTTTGTCTTGATCTCCTGTTTGTGTAGGTTGCTGGCCCATCAAGGCTCTGACCTGGCGATTCGCCTCTTCCAGAAACCAGGACATTGATCGATCTTTATTGGCTTCATCCGAACCCAGCGCTTTAACCGCCGTATTGAATGCAGACCCCAAAATCTCACTGTCTTTGTAAATCTGGTTTTCCTTTTTGCTGAAAAACTGCTCTTGCGTCCATTCCCATTTTTGCTGAGAACTCTGCTGCGCCTGCTCTGTTGCAATATCACTTTTTAGTTTGGCGTCGTGCAGCTCGCGAGCCGACTTCTCGATCTGATCACGCTCTGACTCGTACTCCTCAATGTCAATATCACCATCATTGAACCGCTTGCGCAGGTCTTTTTTCTGGTCATCGAGCGCGGCCATTTTGTCATCGTAGTCCGCGACGGACTCTGGCTTGTAACGCGGCTCGAATTCGGGCGCGTCCTGCTCGTCGGAATCATCACCGCCTTCTTCCTGCTCACCATCATCCGCTTCATCATCGGGGGAGTCATCATCAGTGGTGGATTCCTCTTCGACTTCATCATCGTCAGAATCTTCCTCTTCCTCGATTTCTTCCTCCTGGTCTTCATCATCCTCCAGCGCAGCGCGCTCTTCATCGGACAATTTCATCAATTCCTCTTCCGTAAAATCTCGCACAGACATTTCATACCTCGTTGGCTTGGTTACATGGGTTGTTGACCGGACTGATCAAAAATATCAACCGGCTCAGGAATTTGGTTTTGCTCATCGGGAGGGGAATCCTCGAATCCAGCAGATTCCAGCAAATCATCCGCGACAGGGGCAATACCGGGGTTGGCGATGATCATCCCGGCAGACTCAAACGCCTTGGTCATTGCATCCAGTTTGCTGTTGAGCGCATCCGATGTCAGTTTCTCGCCCTTTGCGGCTATCTCTTGCAGTTCAGCGGTCATGCGCTTGATCGCAATATCTTGCGTCAGTGCCTCGATCTGCTTTTGATTTTGTTCGGCTGCCAGTTCTTCCTCGGTTGGCTCCGATTCAGGGTCACGCATACCATTGATCTGGCGAATGCGCGCAACCAGTTCATCGCGGTTCGGCACATCTGCCATTTCGACAACCAGGTCCAGTAGACGCAAGGCAACATCTGGCGACATTTGCGCCAACCGTCCAACAATCTCAAACAGGCTTTCAAACATAGCGATGCGCAGTGAATCGCGGTAATCCTGCTCTGACACGATAAAATCCGCATGCATTGTGGTTATATCATTCAGGATTTCGCCGGTTGCCTCGTCGCGCTTGTTAATATCGACGAATTGCGGGTTGCCACGCTCACCGGTCACGCGGACAACTTTCTCATCAGTGTAAAACTGCTCTACCAGAGACAACTCAATTTCACCGGCTGTCTGGATGGCGAAACGCAGGTTATCGAACAACTCTGTTGTTACTACGCCACCCTGCTCCTGACGGGCAATGATTGCTTTTCCTGAGTTTGCATTGGTCTGCCGGCCTAGGTTCTCATCCGTAACGCCACCCATATTGCGCACATAACGCTGATCGCGGTCCATCAGCATCAGGTGCTCTTGAGCCAGTTGCGTATCGCGCCGGATGTTGATCTCTTTGCCAGGGTTCTTCTCTAGCCAGCCATCGGGGCGCGCAACCTCCTCACGCGCCTCTTCGATGTCATCTACCGCATTCTTGTCGGCAATTACCTGATTGCTGGACAGTATCCACAACGCTTTAGAGTTGCGCTTGTTGATCCCATCCTGTGGGTCGCGCATGACGCGAATCGGGCCGTACGGCGCATTGTCGCGCGCTCTGCGGTATGCCCAAATAGGCACAAATGGAAACTTGCCGTGCTCGTATGGTGATTTACCCTCCCACACGAGTCCTGACTCAGTGAATATCGCGCAGCGGATCTCGGTTTCAACCTTGTCGTATAGACTGCACTCACCGTCATATGCTTCACGGTAATGCGCCGGATTCTTCTGGTCGTAATACTGGCCATGGAATGTGCCGCCCATGAATTTCTTGCGCGAGACCGGCATCAAATACCAGCACTCGATGAATTTCACCCGATTGCGCTTCGTGAGTGCGAACGCGCTGCCGTCATACGGGCGATACTTGCCCATGCTGGATGCTGCGTAATCCTGACCAGGTTCTGTCACGCGAGCACCGAGATACCACATCTCGTCCTCTTGCTCACTACGGCCAATGCCTGACCCGTCGATAATAGCCTGCTTGATGACCTTCTCGCGATCCGGGAAATAGGCCAGCGCGATATCCTCGTCCAGGTACTTCCATCGGAATATGTAACGCGCGTCTGACAGATCGCGTTCTACGCTGTTCGAGTCGTACAGCATGAAACGCCAGTCCTGATTGCGGTAGAAAATCGGCTCATCAGCATCATCACCTCTGACGCCGATTTCTATCCAGCCGAGGCCGCCCTTACAGGCTTTTGCGAATGCGTCAGATCGTGAATAGGGCTGCTTGTTTGTGTCGGACAGGTATTTGAGTATTTTTGTTTTTACTTCCGCGTCATCCGCACCTTCCTTGCGGCGCGGCAGCACTTTGTAATCGATGCGCGTCCGACGCTCTGTGCCGATCATCCAGTCAATCGTGGGTTTGCACTCATTGATCACTGTCGGGGCCTGTCCTCTAGCGATCAACTCAGCCGCGTCATCCTCTGTCCATTGCAGCGAATCGTAGTAGTCCTCGTCCATCGCCATCTGGAAACGATTGTGCGCCTGGCGTTGCCATTCCTGGTCGAACCACTCCTGCAGCTTGCGGAATAGTTTTTTTGATTCCGGTGAATCCAGGTTTTTTTTCTTCGATTTCTTCGGTTTTTGTTGCTCTTGTTGCGGGGTTTGCCCCCCGTATCGGTGCGCTTTGCCCATCTCCCGGTTGGCGACCGGTGATGTCAGTCCGTCATCATTGATATCCATCAGTGCAGGCTCGCCAGTTCCTGTTGATCCAAGGTAGTGATCTCCTTCTCTGCGATCACGCGACCGCCCTCTTTGATGGTGGCTTCACCAACCACTTCTTTTACGGCTTTCTCGACCGCATCCTCTGGCTCTGGCGGCATCGCGATCAGGTCCGGCATGCCGTCCGCAATAGCGTCAATGATGCGCCTGCGGATGAATTTATCAGTCGGATCAAACCCCATCACGCGCGCAGCATCCGCGCCGGCTTGCTTAAATTTGTCGATATTTGGATGTCCGTCCGAATGAACGTACTGAAATGCTGATTCAATCGGGATGACATACGCGCCAGCATTAGCGATTGCGCGATGAACTGGAAACAGACACATAGCCGGCTCGCCGTTGATCCAGTGATAAGCGATGCCTACATCACCCTGGCGATAGACGCGCCACGCTTTGTCTCCACCGATACAAACGCCCATATCCAGCCCTCAGTCTAAAAATACGGGTATTTTGGCATTGCGACCAGCATTCGCAGTGCGGTTACTATGCAGTCCTCCAGTTCCGCGCCTTCTTCGGCTTGCTAGAAATTCTCACGTTTAACTTACCGGACGCATACGCCTGGCCGAACTGGCGCAGAGCATCAGCCGCTTCAGAATGTCCGTCTGCCTTTTCAGGTACATCGATGTACCGTTGCTGCGTTGAATTCCATTTCTTCTTGTAGCCGTCCAGGTGCGCGATACCCTCCTTGCACTCGTTCTCGTCTATCCAGATTTGCGGCATGATGTCGCGCGTTTGCTGAATACCCCATGTCACATCATCTATCCGGTCAACCGTTTCAAATCTCGCGCCCGGCAACAACTCTTCGAGCATTTGCCGAGGCGAAACATTGTCCGTTTTGCCTTGTCGCACATGCTCTGCGTCGTGCGGGAGATAGTGACACTCGAATGTTAACCCCAGGCTCTGCAGCCACGCTGTAGCATGTGCGTAGGGCTCACCCCACGCCTCATAGAACCGGATGCACCGAAACTCATGGCCTATGCGCTGGATCACCCAGATTGCCGTGCCGTCTGTGTTACCGATATCCCAGAATGACCAGCATGAAGAGCCGAGCACGGTTGGCAGCGTTTTAATCCTCCCAGTGATTCGCATTGCCGTCATTTCTTTGGTGTACCAACAGCCCTCCTTCGACTGCTCGAACACCTCGGCAAACGTGCTGGGGAACTCTCGCCACATAAGCTCTTCGCGGCCTGCATAGTCGTTATCGCGCGTTGACACATACCAGGCGCATTGTTCTTGATCGAGTTCTATGCCGTTCTCGGCCTCTATCCTGTCGAAATACTCATTGTCCTTCGGGCTGATATCGACGCCTTCCGGCTCCATTCGGTATTCCTGCGCTGTCCACCACGGGAAGAAATGCAGACGATAATCGCGTTTTGTCAGCTTCTTGCGCGCATCTTTTAGTTCTTTCGCTCTGTATGAGATCCGCGCGAAATCACCCTCGCTGCCCATGCCGGTTGACTCAATCACTGTGATACCGTTCAGCGGCACGGATGGAATCGAACCGGTCATAACCTCAACCGCGCGCTCAGGAAATTTAGCGCAGATGTACGCGAACTCTGAGATATGCAGCCGGTGAGTCGTGCCAGAGCGCAGCGATGTTGAAACCTGCACAGAGCTATTGTTGTGCTCAAACAATATTTCTTCCGCGTTCGACGCTTTGAGCGGAAACATTTGACGCATGAATTCCGGTAGATTGTCATACGCGAATTTAACCTTGTCCCTGAAAATCGCCTTTGCTGATTTATCCCGGTGCGCCACAATGCCGCAGCGCTGGTTCTCTACGAATAACGCATGGTCGAGCCAAATGATGCAGATCAGTGTTGTGATGCCGCGCTGTCGGGCCTTCGGAATGACGTTGCGATACCACAGATTGTTGAGCACCTGTAATTGCTCCTCGTTCGGGATGAACGGCAACACAAACGACTCTCCACTATCATCGTCATCGTCCTCCTTGACCATGATTTTGTAGAACTTGCCGGATGTAATGCGCCAATAAGCATCCGATTTGATACGCTCCCAATTTTCCGCGAATTCAGCCTCGGTGATTTGCGATACTGACCTATCTGTGTGCATAAATGCTATTAATCTCGCTAATCATCATCGCTTTTAACCGGCAGCGCTGAACCCTGGACAGACCTGGCGAGTATCAGCAGCGGACTCCCTTCCTGGCCTCCGTGATTTACATCGAGTTTGTCGCCGTATTTTTTCGGCTTGAGTTTACCCATCAGCCATTTCCGTGTTTCAACCCGCAGCCTGGAGCGCTGAATATGCTCTTTATCGACCGCTTCGTACGTTTCACCATTCGCCCCCACCTTCTCCATGAAATCATTCCGGCAGTCGTCAACGATATCGAGCATTTCATCCGCGAGAAATTCAGCCTGCTCGGCTTTCGCGCGCGCGTATCTCTCTGCTAAATGATCGCTTTCATCCAGCCATTCCATGATTGCTGAATAACCCGGTAGAGTATTCCCGTCGCAACCATTGCGCAAAATTGTTCCCAATCCGAATGACGTGGTCACTATTTGATTAAGAATATGGCGCATAACCTTTTCTTTATCCCAGGCGCGCCCATCCAGCATTAACGGATGCTTCGTCCGCTTCTTCGCCACGGCCTTCTTAGTAGCGGCTTTTTTCTTTATCGCCATCGTTTTACCACACCCGACACAGAAAACTTGTAACAATTTCGGAGTTTTTCGCATCGCTCACAATGCGACGATCAACAGAATCGCGCGGAACTCTCGCTATTTCAGTGCGTCCACTCCATGTGTAGAGTTTTGCTGTGTATTTGCGATTTTTATCATCCACTCTGATTGTCTCTCCAGCCTCGTGTACTAATTTGCCGAGCACTAGCCACGATATAGCAGCCCGCACTTGATACTCGCGGCAACCGATTCGCCTGGCGATCAATTTAGTTGTTGTTGATGCTCCGTCTGGCAGGGCGCGGAACGCATTGATAACGTCGTTTCGTGTGCATCTACTCATGTGTCAAACCTACCGTTCGTCTGGTAAAACCAAATAACTATTGCATTCGCACTGCGGTGCGCTAATGTCCGAATACAGGCTAAATCCAGCCTGCAACTCACAGATCGACCGAACTGGAACGATCAGGAGAATGTTAAAATGAACACTCAAACCCCCGTAGTCCGCGAATATCTCGCACTCTCTAGCGTCCGTGAAAAACTGGCCTTTGATCCGTCTGGCCGGCCTGGTGCCAATGATGTCCGGGCAGATCAGGAACGGATTAAAGAAAAACGCGAATCGGTTAAATTCCGCACCCAGAAAAATCTCGGGGTCTCCCCGTTTTCCCGCGTCGGCATAACTGGTAGAACCATCCTCTCGCCGCATGTTTATCACAACGGGATAGAGAGGCCGTACCAGACCCCAGCGGGCAACCATCGTCAGATTGACGAATGGAAGAATAATCGTCACCAGCCGCGCCAACTGGCTGTAGATAAATTCCTGGCTGATCTGGCCGCGCATCGGGAGGACATCGAGCAGGGGTCGCCGCGCGAACTGTTCGGCCTGCCTGCTGGCGCTTATTTGAACGTCAGGCAGGGCTATTACGACAAAATCGATACCAGCATTCGCCCGCTGGGGCGCGGCTGGTTTTATCGACAAATGCAGGACGAGTACGCGGACAGGAGTTATTACAGCAAATCTTGGCATCGCCAGCACGG